TGTTTTTCCAAATCTTCTATGACAACATAAAACAGCATACCTATACTTTGTAAGCTCATTATGAATATAGGCTTGTTGTTTTCTAGGTGTGTACGGTATGACTATTTTCATTTAATGAATGCTTGGCATTTTTCTAAAGTCCACATAGTGCATTTTTATTTTAGCAAAAACAAAATCTGCAAATTCTTTTAGATCATCCTCGTTTTCGAAACCTGAAAAATTTATGACGAGATCATTAGTCCGTGTTGAGAAAGTTATTGCTTGAACATTCCTATATTTATCTAAAACTTTAAATGTCATTGGTTGTTTATGTTTGTCTTTGATTGATCGGTAATTTATCGCAATAAGACCGCGCCGCGGATTTTGAGGTGTAGTGCCTTACAAAATTACGATTTTACGCCACAAAAAAACTGATATTGGATTACTAGCAGGCTAGCCAGGCTGACAATGCTTGTTTATTTTATAACTTGGTACAAGCCTGGTACAAAGATTATCCAAACCTCATGTCGCGCGCGGAACTATGTTTCCGCCTGCACACTACCGAACTTTATCACCGTCCAGGATCAACACTCACATCAATAACATTTGTGTTCGTGTTCACCTCTGGCATATTCCATGTAACTTCTATCTTCGTATCTGTTTTAATTTCTTGTTTATCACCGTAGATACTAATTAGCTTACTCGCTAACCATCTGCACATCTGTAACTTCTCACGCAGTATCTGTATGTTCCTGTTGTCTGCTGTGTCTAACTCTTCAATGCACTTGTCGATGTATGTTTGCGCACCAATCTGTCTTGCTGTTTTAATTTTATCTGCGAATGATTTATCTGTTGCAATCCATTTATAAACTTTTGATAAACTTGGCATAGCATCAGCTTTGCAAATCTTGGTTAAAGGTGTTCCGTGCATCAACTGTGTTACGATGTTGTTCTCTAGTTCTGATGTCAGTTGCAATTCGTTCATAGTCTTTTAATTTTAGATTGCGTAATAATTTTATCTTACCTTCTGTAGTCTTTGCAGACTTAGGACCTGTAGAATAACCACCATGAACACGGCAACGAATATTGCCGTTCTTACAGAGTATGCCAGGAGCTTTGCAAGGTAGTTTATTTTGTTTATTAACTGTTTGGCAGTTTAATCTTATCTTCATACTGACTGGCAAAAAATAAAAAAGAGAAAAAAAAAAGAGCAGTATAAATATAACTGCATCTGCCGTAACAGACCTGTATTGTACTGATCTGCGCCGATCAGCTTAATTATACTGCTGATTATAAAATTGTCAAAGGCTAAGATTATAACTTTTTTTATGATGTTTGTATAAAATGTATAACTTTGTAAATCGTATCAGAATTTGTAGAGAAATTTGTCTAGTCTGTCAAATGGAAATGTAATATTTATTTTGGCTACAAGTTTTTCTAAAATATTTTGGTATCTTAATTTTAAAGTTTGTCTGTGATAGCCGAACATCTTTGCAAGCCTGGACATTGGATAACGACTTGCTCTCATCCATAACAATTTCCTTGCAAATACTGGATCTTTATCAATATCAGATTTTATAAGTAACATAACTTCTACTGCAAAATTGTACCTCGATAATTGTTTTGGCGTGGCTTTAGCTCGTAAAGTTGACATATAAAATCCATAATCTTGCTCATCATACGAACATTCTATTATCTTATACATGGCTGGCACTCTGTTATTGTTTGGCTTTGCAATAAATCGTTCCGTAAATACAGCGTCCTCCAGCAAAATACGGACCTGTAACTCTGTAAATAAATTTTTATATAGTATTTGTTCGTCTAAGTTTCTCATCACGATATACCCACTTATATTTAAGGTCCTCCGGAGTAATTTTATCAAAATCCTCATCAGGCATATCGCGTAAATGTTCAGCAAGCTGCCATTGATCCAATTCTTGAAATAAGTATTTTTTATCAGCCTTTGGAAATAAATTATTTTCTATTTCTTTTTTTAAGTTTTTAAATCCTGTGTCTGATTTTACGAGATTAAAACCTACATCTTCTAATAATGATTTATAGTATGGCATATTGTATTTTATGTATTTACCGTTCCAAATGGCCTCAATTAATTTTTTATTGTCAATTTCAACTGTTGAAAAATAATTAAGGTGGTCGCGGACCTGTTGAAACGAAATACCAAAAAAGCCTGCAATATCTGGAAATTTTATGTATGCCTGTAATTTTCTCATACTAAATTGTTCACATAAAAATTGATAAACTCTATATTGTTCATCATTTAATTTTTTATTAGTAATCAAATGACTACTACTAATATAAAATTTTCTCGTATTCATGTTTTCTTGTTAATGTTTGATTATAAACTGTTTGTTTGTTTAATCTTTTTTTTAAATATTCTTTTGCATTACAAACTGGTATATGATTTTGCACCTTACGCTCTAAATATTGTAAAAATTCATCTGGTGTCAATTTAATTAAATTATTTGTAGGCTCTGGATATTTTTTTTTTATATTAAATTCTACAATTGATCTCTCTTTGCTTTTTTCATTAACTGTGTAAAAAACTAAAAAGTACGGTATGTTTAATGCTGTTGCTATTTCTATATAAGGTCTTTGCAACCACTCTGATTTTTCTCTAAATTGACCGTCAACATTATAGATTGTATCACAAATTAACAATGATTTTGCACAACCAGGACATATTGATAAATGGTCGATGTCCGTAAGAGCTACTAAATCATGCTGTTTTCTGTGCCAAATACTAACAGGCGTGCGTATTACGCTATAAATCTCATCTCTTGGCATATTTATCGTATTTTCACTATTAAGTTGCAATTATAATTTTCGTTTTTTTTGTCAATAATTTTTTTTATAAATATATGGACAATCTTTGCGAATAACACTAGCCATACCAAAACATAAGTATTTATGAATAAGTCTAATATAATTTTAGAAAATAGAATTTTAGATCCACTCGAAGAAGTAGGCAACAGATTACCAACCTTTGCTGCTAAATTAAAATTAACACACCACTCACCTACTCAAACTTTGATGAGTGATGGTCCTTACATTTATAAATATATTTTTTGCGATCAAGCAAAGCGTAGAACCTTTGATGGTAATGCACAGATGGCAGCTGGAGTTGCAGTTAACAATGCTCTTCAATGGCACTATGCTGATTTACTTTGGAAATTAAATACTAAAAACAAATTAGAATTATCGGCCCACATAAAATTAAAAAAAGATTTTGCTGTTAAAAAAGCAATCGAGGAATTTCAATTGTATAAACCTGTTAATGATAAAGACCAATTAAAAAAAGATCAGTATCTTAACAGCATTCCAAATACAATCGATATGGCTTTCCAAGCAATTGGAAAATTAGGCGTTGCGGAACTTATGCCTACTATCTGCGAAAATCATGTCACCATTAAAGGTGGTGTTTGTTCTCTCTTTCTTGACATCATAGGTCGATCTGATTTTGAATTTGGTTCGTTTGGTATCAAGTCTTTTCCTTTAGGTTTTGTTCATACAAATCCTAATCCTAAAGGTAATTTTCTTCTTGAACTAAAAACCGTATGGAGCAGAGTAGGCAAACAAAAAAAAGATGGAAGTTATTCGTTTGTCATGTCGAAAGCTCCAACCGCAGCGCCTTCTATAAATCATCTCATACAAGTTTCATTTTATGCAGCAGCTTATGATTATAAAGTACCAGTAAAAATTCTTTATGTTTCAGAGCAAGATTATTCTGTGTTTGATGAAAACAACTGTAAAGATCTTAAACCAGATGGATTGAAAAAAAACTTTCAATACATTGTTAATGCAGCAAAGCGAAGAGAGAGATTGTTTGTGCGGTACCAAGATCTGTCAACAGATGAAATTAAGAAAAATATAATTCAAGATGTTGATCCAATGTTCGATCATCCGTTTTATTGGAATATTGGCGATACATTTGTTGAAGAGGCCAAAAGGTTATGGAATGTATAAATATAAATCAATAAACATGAAAACTATGAAAAACACATATAAGCCAAAAAAAATAAAAGGTTTTCCTGATTACACAGGTGATGGAAAAATAACTTATAAAGATATTTTAATTGGCAGAGGTGTCATCAAAAAAAAAGGTGGCATGAAAAAAAGAGGTAGAGGATAATGTATAAACCAAATTTATATGTTGGCTCACTTATCCTGGAAGATCGAAAACTAAAAAAAGAAATAAGACGCAAAAAAATTTTATTAGCAACAACTATAATAATCGTAACAGGAGGTATTTTATGGCTGCTGATAAATTAGTAAAAACCATTAATGATTTTAAGAACTCTCTTAATGGTCAAACCATATCTATTCACGGCAAAGATTATGCAACAGTTGCACATAGACTAGCAATTGCTCGAAGAAATCTTGGCGCTGATTTAGATATAACTACAAAGATTATTCATTTGGATAACGATAAGGCTGTTGTCCAAGCGGATATATTCCTTGAAGGAAAACATTTGAGTTCTGGTTTAGCAGAAGAGTTAAGATCTGCATCCAGGATCAATCAAACTAGCGCGCTTGAAAATGCTGAAACATCAGCTGTAGGTCGTGCGTTAGCTTTCTTAGGAATTACCAACGATCAGATTGCATCTGCCGAAGAGGTAAGTCTTGCAGTCGAGCAACAAGATAAACAATTACAAAAAGCTCTTCAAGAGTTAGAAGTAATTAGTCATCTTGGAGCCTACAGAGCATGGCTAACAACCTATAAATCATCATTTGAGAAATTAAAAACTAATAATCCAATTTCTTATGGTAAATTTATAGAAAAATTTACAGCCATAAAAAATCAACTAACAAAAAAAGGAGTTAATTTAAGTGACAACAACAACACAAAAAACTAAAAATAAAAATTTAGGAATTGCAGTTCCTCAATTAGATAAAAAAAATCCTAATTCTTATGATTTATCCGGATCGTTTGAGTTAAACGGTATAAAATATAGATTTGGATGCTATGAAAAAACTGCAACAGGTGAAGGTAAAATGAAAAAAGGTTCTAAATATTTTTCATTTCACAGAATTGAAATTGACAACGGATTAAAAATGTCTGCTCAATCCTCTTTTGATCCTGCTGAATTAGAGAAAATGTAATGGACACGGATAAATTTAAGTCAGTTGCAATTAATATTGGTACTTATAAAAAAACTGAAGAGTTAGCAGCTAAAAGATTTGAGGTTCCGATTAGTTTATCAAAGACTATAGAATTTGTGATAAATGAGGCACATCAAAAATGGAGTAAGAGTGAAAAGCAATCTCGATAAAAGATTGGACTCTATAAAAAAACAAAAAGAGTTAGAGTATGGATCATTCGACAGCAATATGATTTTAATTGCTAAAGTTTGGTCCGTACTTCTCTCTAATAATTTAAAGCAAGATATTTTACCCCACCAAGTTTGCCAAATGTTCGTAGCCTCAAAGCTAGTGAGAGCAAGCAACAATTATAAAGACGATACCTACATTGATGCTCAAAGTTATTTAGAGCAAGCAAAAGTTATGCACGAACAAAATGAACTCGATCAATTCAAAAAAAGATTACCATAAACCTATGACGCTATATGAATTTAAACTAAGTAAAGAAATAGCTTATCAAGATACATTTGAAAAA